TGCCTCTTTGGTTTCCGACCAGCGTGACTCGAGTAGTTGTGACATTATAGTTCTCCTTAAACTTTAAGTCCCGCAAGCCTGCGGATGTCAAAAATTTCAGCAGTTTTTTCTTCACTGCTTGCTTGTTGTGCCTGCTTATCGCCTGTAATTTCTTTTGCCTCTGTGAGTGCTTTCTTCGCCGGTGCTCCACCATCCATTACAGCTGGTAAGTACTTGTCGAAAGCGCCGCGTAGTTTTTCGGTCTGAACAGATTCTAGTAATTCTTTCATTACTGTACGCTTGTCGCCACCTAACGGGCCTAGCAATTCGCTCATAACTTCCTTGCGAGTAGCCATGTCTTTGGCAATGCGTAATTCTGATTCACGACTTTCTACTAATTTTTGTGTTTCTGCAACAATTTTTGCTGCCTCTTCTAATTCTGCTTCTTTTTGTTTTACAGCTTGAAGAAGTTTTGAAGTTTCAGATTTCTCATTGAGATGAGATGCAGCATATTCGCTGGCAAAACTTTCAAAGATTCTGCGACCAAAGTCGTTCTTACGAGCAGCTTCAATGTCTTCTCTCAACTGAGTCATTTCAGAACGTAGGCCTTTCGACACTGTTTCTTCAATAATTTTAGCTGAACGAGAAATAAAATCTTTCTTGATAGCTTCAAACTTAGCTTTGCTTTCACGTACTAGACGCACTTTGGTTTCAGCTAAGTCTTTCTTATCTGAGTGGAATTCTGCGATTTCTTTCGCTAGTGCATCCACTATAAAAGATTCTAATTTTGTAACATTTTCTGCAACTGCTTTACGATCTGCGTGTAATTCTGCTAATTCTTTCTTTAGATTATTCAAGACAAAAGATTCTAAAACTTGAGAATCTTTCAGCATTTTTTCTGTATATCGAGCTTTAGCTTCAATAAGACTTTGACGATCTTCGGCCAACTCTACTAACTCAGCTTGTAAGCGATCTGTTAGCATAGCTTCAACGGCTTCGACCATTGCAGACTTGTCGTGCTCATACTTTTGAGCAAATTCTTCACGTAGTTCAGCAGTGACTTGATCACGGTTTTCTTGAATTCTGCTTTGCCAAGCATTTTCAATTTCCGATTTCATTTCTTCGGAAATCACATTGTTTTCAAACAACTGTTTTACTATATCTAACATGTGATTCTCCTCTGGTTATTTTAGTCCAGCGATAATTCGCTTGAGACTCTCTGCTAGGTATTTTTGTGCCTTGATATCGCCTTGGACTTGTTGTGCTATTCTAAATGCCTGATATCCACCTGTATTGTTCATCAAGTGTTCATAAACTGGTGTTGGGTATGCTCCCGGGGCAGATGGTTGAGCTACTACGTCAACGGTGATAATTTCAAAATCTTGAACATTACCACTGCCATCTACTTCGCCTGAGCCTCTACTACTTACTCCCAACTTAACTCCCGACTCTAACATTGTCTGTACTAGATTACCCATTGGAGTAGGAAGTACTTTAAGTTTTCCGTAGCCGTTAGGACCGTCCATCCACATCTTGGTAATCATGTGCGAAACACGATCAAGATTGATTTTTAAATCCTGCGGGTGATCAACTTCTCCTAGCACGGAGTATCCACCAGCGATCTGTTCATTGAGCGTTTTGACAGCCCTGCCAATTTCTTGAGAAGAATAAACACGTTGATTTGCATTACGGATATCTCCTTGGATGCAAATACCGTTTAGGTGCAGCGACTTTTTGCCGCTGCCCTCTTCCTCGCTCTCCAATACAATCTTGGCCTGATCGAAACTCAAATGTTCGCTAAGAGTATGCTTCACCTATGTGTCCTATTATCTACGACCACGGAAAAGGCTTGCTGTGTCAGTCTTGCCTGCGCTGCCACCTGCTCCAGAAAACTTGCCTTCAGCTTCACCTTTCTTTTCAGCGCCGTGACCTGGCTCTTTCTTAGAAAAAGCGGAACCTGCTTTGCCGCCTGGAACGTTAATATTACCTGCATTATCTTCTTTAGCTGTGCCTTTTAGTAAACCTGAACCTTTTAGTTGTCCTTGATTAGCTAATACGCCGGCTTCTTCTTTGCTGCTTAGAATGTTGGCTGTGGTGCCACCCATGTCGTTCTTGGAAGCAACAATACTTTTAGAATTTAAGCTAGGCTTGTCTCCTTGTGCGCCGGTGCCTACTAAAGCACCTTCGCTAGCACCTTTCTTTTCAGCGCCGTGACCGCCAGCTACTTTTTCTACATACTCACGCACAGTTTCTAGCTCTGGATCAAAAGCATCTTTCATTTCGCCTTCTTCACCGCCCATTTCGCTGTCGCCGCCCATAGCATCAAACTTAGCTTGAAGTTCGTCTACGATAGCATCTAGATCTTGAAATAGTTCTGTTGGTTCTTTGTCGGCTAGATCTTCTTCATCGTCGCCTTCTGAATCTAGCTCAGCTTCTAATTCGTCTGTTGGATCACCGCCCATTTCATCGTCTGCTTCAATAGCGATATCCTCAAATTCTTCTTTCATTTCGTCGTCACTGTCATCTTCATCTGGATCTGATGATTCTTCGACGTCGTCATTACCTTCTTCTTCATCGTCTTCTGCTGCTTCTTCGATTTCTTCATCTTGTAATTCAGATTCGATTAAACCCTCATAAATTTCACGGGATTTAGCAACCACATATTCGTGGAATAATTCTTCTGCTTTGGCTTGATCTTCATTGACCAGGCGCTCGAGCATTTGCTCGAGTAATGATTTATTTGCCATGTTGTGTTCTCCTCAAGATGGTTAGGCTGTGTTTTATTTAATGCGCAGATTAAAAAAGATGGTTAAATGGTGTTTTTTTGAAGATTTTCATTAGAATAAGTACAATCTGGATAAGTTTCTGCAAACTGATCGTAAGTAATATGTCTAAGGTTTGCCAATTGCGGTCCTAATTGATCAGGTATAAAATCTCCAGAATTTGTTACTCTAACAAATTGTGTATTTCTAAATTCTTTTATAGTTCTTTCTGTTTGAGTTAACCAATTACCGTGAAATGTAGCTACATCAGAACTTTTCTTATAATTGTATGTATCTGCATACACATTGTTAAATTTGCCATTATTGCCTTGATAATCGAATCCAAAAATATAGATTTGTTTATTACCATGAGAACAGGCAAACCATAATGCTGTTGGTCCTGAACTCCAACCTTTGTGTGGATTAAAAAAATTTATACAATGTCTAGTAGAAATTCCTTTGTTAGGGTTGGTCCAAACTTGATGTTTTTTGTGATATCCTGACCCAATTATTTCATTGACCATTTTAACATCTACAGCTATGAGATAATGAGGTTCAAATTCCCTATATATGGCATTACATGCATATACAGTGCCTTTATCTAAAAGGTTATTATGATTTAGGCGTAGTCTACTAGTGCCGTTACCTAGTACAAATGCTGCGTTATTGGGCTGCTTGCTCTGCTTCACCTGCTGGAGTTCCGTACATTTGTCTGACAAATTCCAGCTCGGATTCTTTTTCTAATTCGTGCGCTTCGCTCTGCATCCTTAATTGATTGATCTGACGTAGAGTCAATCTTATTTTTCTTGTATCTTTTTTATTCAACACAGATTTATCTCGAGCATTATCGTATCGACGATCGACGGTGTAATCGTTATTTTTTTCGTTGAAATAAAGGAATTCAAGTAGAAGCATACTTTATTTATTATTGAGCTGGTTGTTCTGCAGGAGCTGCTTCTGCGCCTGCTGCTGCTTGATTTTCTGCTGCTGCGGCCATATTTGGCTCGGCTTCTGCTGTTTGATCTGCGGTTTCGGCGCCGACTACAGAAGGTGTTATGCCAACAGATCTCATTTGGGATCCGGCATCTACTATTGGTTTAAGATTTGCACCTTGCTCTTCTCTCCACAGCGATTCGTTTTCTTTGATTTCTTCTTCAGTAAGTCCTAAGAATCTCTTTAAGGCAAAACGTTTACTTAAATGTGGAATTTGTTGTAATTGTGCAAAGGTAGCAGCACGAGCTGTGTCTAGTTCTGATTGACGATAGGCAGCAAAGTTTTGAGGCGGATTAAACTTTAATTCAAAAAGACTTGAATCTATGTTGATACCATTTTGATTTAACCAATATTTAAATTCCTGATCAAAAGTTTCAACGATCATAGATTGCAATCGTTCACAGTATTTGTTGAAACGTAGTTCTTGAATATAAGCAGTACCAACTTTTCCATCTGCAATATTGTTAGGCTGTTCGTCAATCTGTGTAGGTAGATAACTACTAGGTATGCGCAGAGCTCTAAACAATTTATTTGTGAAATATCTAAGATCTGTGATTTCACCTAAATTAGTGCCGCCAGCTAGAGTTTCTACTTTAGATCCTCTGCCTTCTGCTGTTTGAGGAAAGAAATAGTCTTCAGAAGCACTCAAGGGGTTATAACTAGCATCTACTACATTCTGACCGCCACCAGTTGATGAAGGAATACGTCTTTGTTGAATTTCATTTTTAACACGCTCAACAAAGCTCATGGCCATGTGTGCTGGCATGTTACCTACATCAACATAGAAAATTCTACGCTCAGGAGCACGTTGTATACGATAGATAATAATAGCATCTTCCAACAGTTCTTTCTGTTTATAAACTTTGAACACTGATTCTAATAGACTGTTACCAAACGGATAATTGTTGTCTAAGCCTTCACTGAGGCTGATGTGTACCACATTTTTAGAATCTATAGCGATTTCATTAGTTTGATTTTGAAATCTTGTTCCTGGAGGTCTAGCAGCGTCGCCTACCATACCACGACCAAATCCTCCGCCACTGGTATATGAACTTGTGCCGCTAGGTGCTGTATTTGTAGTTCCATGAGGAGTAACTGCGATCATTTCTTTGAAATTAAAATTAATGTCTTTGATCACATATTGTTCTGGAATTTTACCTTCGGATTCGTTAACAATAATTTTTGTAACTTTCGCTGCATCAACAAACAACCATTTTAATGTTTGGGGATCTCTAACAAAAAAACAGTCACCGTATTTGAATGAATTACGCACTATGCGAAAAATTCTTGTTTCAAAATTTTGTTGTTTGGTCCATTTCTGTAAACTTTCTTTGATCAGTTTAACTTCTGTGGAAGTAGGCTTTCCTCTAAAAAAAGTATGAAACGGTGTGGCATTTTCTTTATCTTTTTGTGTACAAAATTCTGCTAGAATATCTAAGGCAGCGTTGACTTCTGAATCCATATCCATAGTGTCATATTGCATATAACGTTCAATACGATTAGGAGCACCTGCATATACATCTGGTAAAAACGAAGAATAATTTTGACGTGCTGGTCCTGGCCGTCCACGCTGTGTCAATGGACTGCTAGACCCACTTTGGTTCTCCATTTTTACAGGTGTAAAATACTTTTTCCAAGACATTTAATTTTTTCCTTTAAGCAGCTACGTATAAGTCGCCACTTTGGGCAATGTTTCTTTGAACAGACAATTGCCTTTCATTTACATCATTCACACGTTTGGTTATAGCAATTAGTTGATCCATCTTAGTATTTAACTGCGAAAGCAGGGTAGCAGATGTTTCTTGAGTACCTGCCGGTGCTGAAGGTCCTGATACTGATCTGCCTTCTTGCCTCATCCTTTCTTGTTCTGCTGCCACGGTGGATGTCTGTGTTGTTTGATTTCCTGGAGTAACTGCTGCGGCAGCGGCAGTAGCTGATGGGGTAGCAAATTGAGCAGCATAGGTATTGACTTTGGATAATACTTCGCCTCCGAGATATCCTTGACCAGGTTTTACTGCTTTACCTGCTACCTGCGATGTAGCCAACATATTTGCCTGCTCTTGGGTCATATTATTAGTGTCAATGCCCATTTGAGCAGCCATTCTCTTTTGACCTTTTTTCATATACCAAGCAGTTACTTGAGCAGCTATATCCGGCTGATTAACTAAATCTGGATTTTCTACAAGTCTATTATCTCCGTATATTTCTTTAGATGCAGCGGCGTAATTATTTTTACCTGTGAGTTGTATAAATCCTCGTCCACGATATTTGAATCCATCACCTGGTTCAGTATTTCCCATCTGTTGGCCCAATTTGGTTCCCGAACCATACATCATTTCCCCCATCTTCTGAGGGTCTTTTTTAATTTCGTTTAATTCCGCATCAGACTTTCCAGATGCTCTTGATCCAAATATTGATCTTATTCTTTCGTTGCTGGTGTTTCCATAATTTAGATTTTCGTTTATAGATTTGCCGCCGGTCTCTTTCATCACATTTCCCAGTGTTGCAGCAATATATTTTGGATCTGTAATACCTTGTTTTTGTAGTGCAGCTTTGATAAGATCCATATTCTTGGCTTGATCTTGATTCAACGGCGGGGGAGTTCCCGCACCCGTAACTGGTGATGTGGCTGTTGTTCCCGGTTGTGTTTGTCCTTGTGCTTGACCTGTCATTCTCTTTTTCAAACTGTCAAACATTTTTTGCGGTGTGCTCATGTCAATGGGCACAGGAGCAGGTTTAGATTCTTCTTTTTTAGTTTCTGTTACGGCAGCAGATGCTACTTGTTCTTGTTTTTTTGATTCTGTTAATTTTTGAGATGCTTCTTCTTCTTTCTTTTTCTGTTCAGCTGCGGCTTTTGCTTGTTGATACTCTTCGCCTTGTGTCTTTCTACGATCGTCTCTGGCTTTTTCTCTTTCTTTTAATTCTTCTCTTTCGGCTTTCATAGCCTCTTGAGCTTGTTTTATTTTTTTATTAGCGTCGCCAAATGTCAATTTATCTAACAACCATAGAAATCCATCTCCCAGTGTTAATAATAAACCTTTTAAATTATCTTTGATAGCTTCTATAGCATCTGAAAATGTCCAGCCTGCTCCTTTGACTTTGTCTGATACATACTGGAATACTTTATATAACGCATAGCCGGCTGCTACAACAGCAAGAATAGGCAAGGTTACTTTCAACATACCTAATGCAAATGCTCCAATGGGAGCTAATGATGCTGTGAGTCCTAAAGTCTGTAATGCCTGCACAACATTATGTGCAAATATCGCAGTCTTTAATAACGCAAATATTCCAATCAGAGGAGCAGCAATCATAGCTATAGTACTGAAGTTATTAGCCATGAACTGGAATGCTGGCACTACATAATCCTTAGTGACATCTGTAAGCACTGTGAATACCTGCATCATTGTGTTTAATAAACCACTGTTAGCTAAAAATTGTGAAAATACATTACTGGTCTGAGCAATCTTTTCTTGATACTCTTTTAACTTTGCAGGATCAAGACCTTGTGCCTGTAATTGTTTTTCCTTAGCAGCTCTTTCTTCTGCGGCCTTTTGTTGTTCGGCCTGAACTTGTCCCAGAGTTTTTTGATTAGCTGCGGCATCCATAGCACCTACATAAAAACGTTTACTAGCTTCGTCTCCATATAAGGCCATGTTTTCTGCTACGCCAGATTTAGTAAAGTTAGTAACTTCTTTCTTATAGGCTGCATTAATTTGTGCTGCTTGATCTGCACCCATCTTACCCGTAGTTCTGATAGATTGGTTTAACTGCATCATGTTACGTGCAGATTCTGGCAAGAATGCTAAAGCCTTTTTACCTGCTTCAGATGTTGCAGTACCTGTAGCAATAATTTCTTTCATACCTTCCTGATGTTCGGCAGGTATGCTGTCCATTAAGTTTTGTAAGTTACGTTGACTGTCAACATCTAACTTACTCATGATGTTTCTAAACTGTGCGTCTTTTAATCTAGCTTCTCTTTCTCTTTCTAACTCTTGCTTATTCTTACCTGTTAATTTAGTTAATGCATCTAAATCTTTTAGATATGCTCCGGTTTGAGAAACCAACTGATCATTAGACATTCCTTCTAATCGACCTGTAGCAGCCAATTGTGCAGAATACCTGGCAAAACCGTTGTTTATATCTTCTGTAGAATAACCTAATCTAGCTAGATCATTGCCCAGTGGAGTTGACTTAATAGCTTTACCTAATTGAGCTAGACGTCTAGCACCTTCTTCTGATGTTCCTCCTAGTAATGCTAACTGCTGACCATTTCTAGCTATAATGCCTGACAACTGTTCAAAGGTTAATCCTGCACCGGTCGCAGCACCGATCATATCGTTAATACTGCCTCCAAAGTTTGCACCTACTGATGCACTTTGTTGGAATGCCTTGTATGTTTTTTCTGCTGCGCCGGCAACTGCACCAAATACTCCTGCTAAGACTCCTCCTACTATAGGAATAGAATTCATGGAGTTAGCGGCCGATGTCATGCTATTGCCAACATTTGCTAATGTTGACAACAAGTTAGTCATTCCTAAAGCGAGATTATTAACAGCATTGCCAAGTGTAGCCATTGCTGCCACTTGTTCTTGTGCTCTCTTGTAGTTTTTGTCGTCTAGTAAGCCTTTTTTCTTGGTTTGCTCTTTGGCTTTTTCGTTTTCTTCGTTAAGGCCTTGCTGTGCTTTAAGACCTTTATCGAACTCATCTCTTTGTTTTTTACTTGCTTTGGCTAGACGATCTAATTCTTTTTCTAATTCTTTTACTAATTTTGGATCCATGCCGCTGCCGCCAGATTTGCTGGCTTTGGCCGCGGCCGCAGTTTGCGCTAACATTGCAGCTAGAATCTGCTTTAAGGTCAGTTCTGTGGCTGCATTGTTTAATTGGATTGGTTGACCGCCTAGATCGCCTGTTACGTCTGCCATTTAGTAAAAATCCTAAAAACTACGCATATAAATATATGACTAGATAAAGTATTTATCGGAGACAAAAATGCCAGATCAAACCATTCAACGGGTCAAGAAATCTAATCCTCTTGCCAATTATTTTAGACAACCAAAGTTGTATCTCAAATTACCGAGTCACGGTGAATTTTATCCTAATGGAGTTCTGGACACAAGTGAAAATGAAGAATATGCTGTATATGCTATGACAGCGAAAGACGAATTAATGTTTAAAACTCCTGATGCTTTGATGAACGGCCAAGCCACAGTTGAAGTCATTAAAAGTTGTATTCCAGCTATTAAAGAACCGTGGCTAATGCCCAGCATCGATCTTGATGCCTGTTTGATCGCTATTAGAATCGCCACTTACGGTGAAGGTATGGATATTAATGCTAGTTGTCCCAACTGCAATCATTTAAATGAGTTCGAGATGAATCTACTTTCTTATCTTGATGAAACTAGTAAATTTGAATACCAATCAACGTTATCTGTAGGACCATTGACTATTCATATTAGACCATACTCTTACAAAGAAATTTCTAAAACGGCTATAAAAACTTTAGAACAACAAAAAATATTTGAAGTTGTTAACGATCCAAATATTTCAGACGAGGAAAAAGTAGAACGTTTTGGTCAGAGTTTTGTAAAATTAACAGAATTAACTGTGGATGTAGTAGCAGGATGTATAACTAAAATTTCTACTCCGGATGGAGATGTTGAAGATCAAAATCTAATATTAGAATTTATTGAAAATTCACCCAGCGAAGTGTTTAATATGGTTAATGATCATATAAAAGATATGAAAGAATTAATGACTTTAAAAGCACAAGATGTTGAATGTTCCCAATGTAAACACAAATGGTCTGTGACAGTGACGATGGATCAAACAAATTTTTTCGGCAAAGGATCTTAACACTGCCTCAGGCTGAGATCCTTGAATATGTAAAATCTATTGAAAAAGAGGCAAAAGGTATTAAGAAAGACATTCTTAAAATTTGCTGGTATATGCGAGGAGGAATAAATTATTCCGAAGCAATGATGCTTAGTCACGAAGAAAGAATGATTATATCCGATATAATTAAAGATAATCTAGAAACTACTAAAAAATCAGGTCTGCCTTTTTTCTGATGTATAACTATTGTCTAAAAACTGAAAGTTCTATAAGATTAGAATTACTAAAATTTATTTCTAATCCAGATATTAATTGGAGATTACGTCATTTCTTCTCACCAATAAAAGTCGTAGATATTCCTAAACAAATATTAGCCAAAGATAATGTGATTGTTCATTCAGAATAATCTTTAATATTTTCTAAATAAGCTGAAATTTTCAGCTACCATTGAGCCTTTTCTTATTACAGAATCTGATGTTGGTCCCATAATACGCTCTCGGTCAGCGTCAATTTCTGCTTGACTCGGTCCTGCAGCCTTCTTACGGGCTTTGCCTTTTTTAGCTACAGGTTCGGCAGTGGCTGTGGCCGCAGATTGTGCGTTAGGATTACCAGTACCGGCCTTATGAACTTTGCCTGTTGATGTTGTAGTTGTTGTTCCTCCTGTGCTACTAGGAGTTGTTGCTGGAGATTGAGCTGTTAAATCTTTGGCCATTGATCCCATAGCACTTGGAGCTGCGGGTTTAGCAGCAGGTTTAGACATTGCTGCTTTAACTTTAGGATCTGCCTGCAACATCGTTACTATTTCTTTTTGTTGCTCTGGAGGTAAAGATTTAACTGCTTTCTGAGCCTGAGCATAAGCTGTTCCGCTGGCTGCATCATCCTGTGCAGCATTTTGTTTTGCTGCTCCGGCCTTAGCTGGTTCAGGTGCATCGGTGGTTTGTGTTACAGGACCAATTGACGTTACACCACCACCTGTACTGCCGCTGGTGCCTTTAGTGGCAGGATTGACTGCCACAGGTGCTGCTGGTTCTTCTCCTCCTGCTGCTGCTTTGTTTAATTTTCCAAAAGTACTCTGTGGTTTAGATTTTTGTGCTGGTGCTGCGTTTGATTGGCTTGTTGGTGTTGTAGTGGTTGAAGCGCCAGCAGCAGGTGCTGCTGTGTTAGAAGTACCTGCATCAGCGGTAGATTCATCATCGTCTGCTCCGCCTACTGTGGCTTTACCTGCTTGAAATCCCTTTTTAATAGCTTTGCCAAGACCTGCTACGCCGCCTGCTACTGCGCCTACAGCTTTGGCAGCAGCCCCTGCTCCTCGACCAACTGCTGTTCCAATCTTGTTTAGAATAGGTCCTTCTTTAAGTTCTTTACTTTCTACTAGTATTTCAGTAATTTTCATTTTTCGTCCCTTAGAAGGCAGTTATACAGTCTGCGCTTTCATAACTTTGGCACCACCTAATAGGCTTTTTAGTAGTCTAGCCTTTCGATCTACAGGTAATTTAATTACCATTTGTTTAACAGTTTCAAAATCAGCTTGATTTTTTCCTGTACCAGGTGCGGGCAATTTCATAGTAGTATATACTGACTTGACCATTTCACTGTCTATGCCTTGCTTGGTAAGAAAATCAGCCAGCGCATCTGAATCTGTAGGAGCACCGGCTTTTTGCCAAGCACTGTTTAATTTGTCTGCGGTAATCTTAGTAGTGATGTTGCCAGCTTTTTTCTTGATCCAATCCATAGGACCTTCGTCTAATCTTTGTAATTTGTCAAACACTAGATAAACTTGTCCTTCGCTGAGAGGTCTTGTCTGTAAATAAACACTTTCTTTTTTATCTTTGCTGCTAGAACCTGTGGCCGCAGCCACAGCTCCTTGACTTATTGCCTGTAGACCTTCTTTGGCTGCTTTGATCCAATTTAATAAAGAATCATTTTTCAAAAGATCTTGTCTTGCGATTTCTAGAGTATTGACTATGTTATCTCGATATTCTTTGCTTTTAATTATTTCAGCAACATTTTGCAATTGATCAAATCCTTCCAAGGCTGCATCGCCCCCCATGCGCAGGAGACTTTGAGCTGATCTAACTGCTGAAGCCATTTCTGGATCAACGATTATATCTACACCTTCTATTCCCTGTACCCATTCCATGCCGGGAGCCCTAAGAGTTTTAGTAGCAGAGAAAGTAACTTGTTCAAATCCAGCCGTTTCCGGACCAAAAGGCAAAGATGAAATTCTCATCGATTGGGCCACATCGCCCAACAGTTCAAAGGCTTTACCGGATAGATAACCAAATACTGCTGTCTTAATACCTTTGCCCATAGCAGTTGAAAGTTTTTCGCCTTTGATTAATTCAGCAGCACCGCGTAAAACTTGACCAGCTATGGCACCCCCTACAGGACCGCCTGCCAACGAAGCCAAAGCAGTAAGTACACCAATAACTGCTGCGCTCTTACCCGGATTTTCTTTCATCCATGTACCAAAACCAGTTAATTGTTTGTCAAGCTCAGGGAACTTAGCACCAATTTTAGATTTGAGCTGTTCAAATTTCTGATCGGCCATCTTTACAGGAGTTGTATCCTGTAGCCATTTACCCACGTTATTGATGATTTCGTTGGCTTTTTTAGGTACGTCTACGGCTTTACCTAATAATGTTCTGTTACCGCCAGCATCAGTAGCAGCTTTTTCCACAGCACCAAATACCCCTTGTATCTGTTGTGCAGTTAAACTAGCTTCGATCAAAGGACGAAGTTCATTATAGATACCTTCTACGATCCTTTTTTGATCATGATCTAGACCTTGACAAGATTCTACGAGAATCTTTTTAGAATCCGACATATGATCTTCGATGAGGATATTATTAATTTTCATGATCTAAATCCGTTATTGTTTATTTATTTGAATAACGAGCTTGCGCTCGTTTGCGTTATCGCTTCCGCTCAACGCATTTTTCTTCTTTTTAAATTTATCGAAGTTATTAACTGCGAAGCAGTTTTAAGATTATCCAGATTCTATGGTCACACTTAGCCCGTTTCCGGGCTAAGAAAACATTATCCGAGTTCGACAAGTCACACAGCATTATAGCATTACAGAGGCGGTCATCCGGTACCTCGAGCCACGTCTTAATATGACGGCAGTTGTTATGTAAATGCTGTCTTGCATAACAACGTGGGGTTTTTCTCCCCTCTTTTGGCCTATATCCGCTCCTGTAACAACCAAACAGCAGGCATTTTGCTGTCAACGTCCTGTAAAGGATAGTGGTTGAGTACCTCTGCGGCGAGGAAATTTCTGTCCCTGTGACTAAAAAGTCCAGTTGGCTTACTGTTAGACACCCGAAAGTTAAGGCCGGTGCGAGCCTAAATAACCGCGTTATTTTGCCTTAGATTGTTCTAAAAGACGCTGCCTAAGTATGTTTGAGCCGCCGACTCTGACGTTTATAATACCATTATAATAGTCATCTGTTTCCAGGACTCTGCGTTCAAACTGCTCTCTTGCCTCTAGATATGACATTTCTGCCTTGGATTTGCAGTAATAAAGTATTTCTCTTGTGAATTTTTCCGGACCTAGTGCTTGGACATCTGCTTGTAACCTATCCGATGAACCCCAGTAATCGCGCCAGTCGCTTTCTACTGTGCTTCTGCGTTTAAGTTTTTTGCCTTTGAGTGGCGGTTTTGTGCGTTTAAACTGTGTTAGTTTCTTGCCTATGTATTTCTGTCCGGTATGTAGATTGGTGATGAGATAAACAAAGCCTATAAAGCCTTCGGGTATTTCTTCTACTTGGTGATTTTGGTACGTCCACAGCACTCATTTAGTTACCTTTGGAGGTCGACCTATACGACCGTTTCTGGCTGCTCTACGTTCTTGCCTTTTTTCTTGTATTTCTACTCTTCTTACACTTGCCTCATTGCGTATTTCTGAAAGCCAATATCTTGCCTTTATTCCAGCCTCGTCGGATCCACGATACTCAAAGCGTTCTTGCCACTTAAAGTATTCTTGAAACGCTTTGATCATTCTATCGTGAGATTCGGTCGTCATTGCATTATTTCAATATCTGTAGAATAACTGGTAAATCCGTTTTCTTTAATTACTTTTAATACATGATTTACCCTACTGGTCAAATCATCTCTATGCGAAATTAGAAATACATTCTTGTCACGTTCTCTGGTCATACGTTTCAGCACCGCGATGCTAGATTCTACACCAGACGCATCCATGCCGGAATCGACTAACTCATCAATAAACAATAAATTGATGCTGTGGTATAGATTTTCCCATACGTCACGGAACGCCCAACTGAGGCTTAAGATTAATCTATTACGTTCGCCTCTACTGAGATTGTCAAAATCTAGATCTTGACCTAGCTGAGTTATTATAACACTAAGATCATTTTGAAATTCTACGATATGCGGCAATCCTATCTTATCGAGATAGTAGGTTAATCGT